TTCACCGGGCCCGCGAACGTGTTCAGCGCCCCAATGAAGGACCGCAGGCCGTTGACCATGATCTCGTAGACCTTGGCCCCGAAGACCATGAACTGCCGACCCGTGAGCAGGCTGCGGTAGTTCGCCCGGCAAGCGCCTTCGTTGACGGAAGGAATCGCCCCGAACCTTCGGAGCCCGGGATTCTTGACGAGGTAGTACGCGGCCTTCGAGTCCTCGGACTGCGCATTCTCCAGGTGCATGTTATGGCACGACTCAACCCCAAGCGAAATGATCGCGGTCGAGTAAGGCTTGTCCCCAAGCGGTAGCGTTTTCGTCTCGGCTGGAACCTGGACCGGCATCACATCCCCGCGTAGAAGTTGAAGCCCGAGCCGCGCTGCTTGAGCCCGTTCGGCATGTTCCGGATGCGCATGGTCATCATGTTCGCCGTCAGATGCTTCAGCTCCCCGGCGCACTGCTGGTAGACCACGGAATCCATGTCCACGCCGTACTTCGGAGCCAAGCGCAGGCCGGTCGCGAGGTAGAGCGGGGCGAACCATTCCGGCGGGTCCATGAACGGGTCCGAGACGTTCGCGTAGTCGGTCATGTAGGCCATGCCCTGGACGCGCACGGACCAGCCAGCGCAGAGGCCAGGGTAGAACCAGATATTCTGCTTTGGATAGCTGGTGTCGATGTAGGCCCCGGCAGGCACCGCGAACACGTTCGTCAGGACCAGCGAGCGGTAGTCTTCGTAGGGGAAGATCGGGACGTTGTGGACTAGATTCGAGCCGGGGTTTGATCCGGCGATCACGGTCACTTGATCGATGGAGCTTGGCCGGGTCGCGATGTCCCCGCCGACTCCCAGGGAAATGCTCGGAGTCTGCGCCCCGATGGTCACGACTTGGTCATAGATCTGGTAGTTCTTGACGTTGAGAGACCAGCCCGCCCTGATTGAGTTCAGGACGAGCATAGCCTCTTGCATCACGTTCGCCGGAACAACATCCCCAAGGCTGATGATTCCCACTTCGCGCAAGGCGAGGAAAAGGAGGTCGTAAACAGTGGATGTCGCTGGCGAACTTGCGCCCATGATGCTCTCCTAGGACAAAGGAATGGGCGGGGTGCTGTCCCCCGCGCGATGGAGAGCTACGAGCGCAAGCGGACGATCCAAGCGGGCTGCGAGGTCTTGATGCCGTAGGCACCGTCCATCCGGGAGATGAAGCCGGGTCCACCCGTGCCGACGCCGCCGCCGAACGCCGCCGAAGCGCCGATCATGTCGTAGCCGCGAAGAAATCTGAATTTGAACCCTTCCAGGTCGTCGCCCTTCAGGACTTCGGCCATGTCCATCGAAGACTTCTTCGGGATCGTGAATTCGGGCGAGACCGCCTGGATTGCCTTCCTGTGGAAGATGATGGACTCGACGCCGGAAAGCCCCTGCGAAGCGGCACCGACCGAAGCGCCACCCGTCAGCGAGAAGACCACCGCGTTGGGGGTCGCGCTGATGTTCTGGTACTGGCCTCCGGTGATCGGGCACGGGCTCACGACGATGGTCATGTAGTTGGTCACCGAGATCACCTGGAACTGGAACGGCTCGGAGGTGGTGACCTTGGTCAGGGGGTTCACGATGAACGGCCCAGTGGTGGGGGCCATGAACACGTCGCCAGGGTTCGCGGTGCCGGACATCGTGGCCACGGTCAGACTCCCGGTTTCGGCCCATCCGGTGGCAATGGAGCCAGCCGAAGGGGTGAAGGACGGGGTCGAACCATTGGTGTGCGAGGCGAGGGACTGCGAGAAGGAGAACTTGATCCCTGCCAGGACGCCGACGACGCCTGCGCGATACATCTCATCCAACTTGAGCAGGGGGGAGAACACCGTCTGGTTGGCCTGTCCGAGCTGCGCGTTGGCGGTCGTGGATAGGATGCCGTGGCAATCCCCGTCGCTTCCGGGCATGCCCTGGTCCTGGAGGATCTGCTTGGCCTGCATGATGAGCGCCACGGTCATGGCGGTGCCGTAGATGCCGATGGCGTAGCCTGCTGCGTTGGGGACGGCAGAGGCGGTATTCAAGCCCGCAGTACCGAGGCCCGCGCCCGCGTTGGCACCGGGTACCGTGCTGTTGATGATCGAGTTGTGCAGGCGAGCGTCCGCGATGGCCGCGAGGGTCGCCATGGCTGGCGTGATGATGCGCGAGCTGAACTTCTCCAGCTTGAGCATCAAGTCGCCTTCGGTGAACGACAGCGGGGTCGTCAGGGTCCGATTCACGAAAATCGTGACGGCGTTCTCCTGGACGGTCGAGTTGGCGGCGACCCAAGCCATGTTGTCGTCGGTCACGAGGACGTTGATCGGCTTGCGGAAGGTGTAGGAGTTGCCGATCTGGTCAATCGGGTCCGCGAACTTGTCCGAGTAGGACCAGTCCACCTTGTTGCCGAAAACGAGATCATTCTCGAAGTTGAGCAGGGCTTCGTGCGAGATGATCGCAGAAGTGAGGAGAGAAGACATTGAGACACCTGTTTCGTTGGAGTGCGTGCTTGGACTGCGCTCGGTACACATCTGGGCGGTGAGCAATGGTGCCTAGATGGACGATTCAGGAGTTTTACAAGGTCTGCCCTTGATTCTGCTCGAAGCGTTGGCCCTGGCTGAGTTTTACGCCGTCACAGGGCGTCCAGGGCCAACGGATTCAATATAACACTATTCCTACTTCCCCGCTTCCCGCCATTTGCGGTATTCCGCTTGCGACATCTTGGAGGGATCCTTCTTGACGGGTGCGCTGGCCCCTTTGAGCTGGGTCGGAATGGCGGCGGCGATGTCCTGCTTGGTCCGTTCAAGGGCCTGGATCGGTTCGCCTTCCTCCTTCTTCGCGTATCGGGCCTCTCGGTCGATCCGGGCACTCATCTTGTGCATCGTCCGGATGAAGTCGGCGGGATTGCTTCGGAACATCTCATTCAGAAGAGCTTCGTTCGTGGTGATGTCGAAGATGAGTTCCCCGACATTCTCGTCCATCATAAGTTCTTGCGCGACTGCAGGGTGGATCTTCACGCCGGAATCCAGGATCCGGTCCAGGAATTCTGATGCTTCTTTGATCTCCGGATTGCGGGTGAACGATTCATTCAGATTCCGCTGGTAGGTGGTCGCCAGTTCCTCGTTCTGCTTGGCGACGATCTGATTCCGTGTGCGCTCTGCCGCCTTGGTCTCGAAGTCGCTCAGGAGCTTGGATGCAAGCGCCTTGTCGCGGGCCTTGAGGAATTCTTCCGGGTCGGAGTAGTCGGACGCCTTGATGTCCTCCGGCCCCTTCACCTCTGCGAACTTGGCTTCCCTGGCCGCCAATTCCCTGAGCCGCGCTTCCGCTGCCTCTGCCCTGGTCTCCGCTGTCTTGCCGCGCTGGTAGACCTCATGGAATCGGGAGTAGGGAACGTGCTGCGCTTCGGGCTCGGGCTTCGCTTTCCAGGGACGCTCGACCTCCTTGACGGGCTGGACCTGGGTTTCGAGGCCACCCTCGGGCGCGGTCGTCTCTGTGGTCTGGACTTCGGTCGTCTCGCTCATAGGATACTCCTGGGTGATAGGTCGCGGGCTTCTTGTCGGTTCGCATCGTGGTCGTGGTCGAGGCCCTTGTGGAACGTGTCGATGTGGCCGTCGAGGATGTCGAGCTGTGCGTCCGCGTTCTTCTGGGCTTCGATGAGTTCCTTGTCCACCGCGCCCTTGTCGGAGATCTCTGCGGATTTCCCTTGCAGCCGGATCTGTTCGAGCCGGAGCTGGTGCGCGTGGTCGTTCTGCTGGAGCGCGAGCTTTCCGTGCGTCTCCTCGCGAATCTTCGAGATGCCTGCCGCCTGATCCTGTTGGAGCTTCTGGAGTTCCTGCTGGAGCCCATGGAGCTGCTGAAGGAGCTGCGCGGCATTAGCCTTCGCCATCTCTCCAGAGCTGTCCGCATTCGTGGCGTTCGATGCGGCCAAGATCTGCGGAGGCACGCTGGCCCGCATCCGTGCGGCCACGTCCTCAGCCCCGTCGAAGTCCATCAACTGCAGCGCGATGTCGCCGTACAACTGCCAGAAGTTCGGCACCGTCTTCGCGATCTCGATCAGCTTGCCCAGGGCTTCCGACCGGCGCGATTCGTAGGACGGACCCTCCTTCAGGACCACCGAGTAGGAGCCAACAGAAAGGTCGTGGAGGACCTGTTCGCCGTTCTCCTCGTAAGGTTGATTGAGCTGGACCGTCGAGACGTTCCCGTCCGTCCCCATGATCTCCCGTATGTGCGGGTAGCTGAAGTAATGCGGGATCAGATCGACCAGGAGATCGCCGGTCCACTTCTTCGCGTCGTTCCACTTGTCGGTGTAGGCATAGGTCCCGATGTTGCCCTGGTTGACGTGCATCTGCATCGTCTCGGTCGCCACGTTGTCGGGCAGCTCTGCCAGCGGGTCACGGATGCCGATGGCGGCGCGGAGGTCGGCGTCCGCTTCCTGGGACACCTGCATGTAGCCCGATGGCGGCGGCGGGGCGTCCAGGCGCTGCGGCGGCGGCACGCCCTCGACGTTCGAGTACCGCTTGATCCCGCTTCCGTTGAGGTTGGACTGCTGCCACTCCGGGAGGTAGTTCGCGATGTGGCCGTCCACCACCAGCCATTCCTCATTCGAGGACCGTTGGATGTAGTCCGCCGTCCGGCTCTTGGTGATGTTGAGGAGGAGCTGGATGTCCTTGATGTCCCGGACGATCCCTTTGTACGTTCGTTCCCCTTGGATGTGGATCTCTTCGCCGGTCAGGAACACGATGGGGATGTGCTTCCCGCGATACGCTGTGTTGCTCGACAGGATCTCGGACTCCGAAATGATGTACTGCTCGACCCGTCCCGTGTCCCGATTCTTGCACCAGTACTCGTAGACCTGGACAGAATCCTTGGTGAAGCTCGTGGAGTGCTTCGGGTCGTTCGCCTGGGCTTCCGGATACAGCGCCTCGAAATCCTCTTTCGAGAGAAGCGAGGCGATGAAGCAGTATTCGGCGTCGGAAAAGTTCTGCTTCTTCGCGTTCGGGTCCATCATGACGGTGGTCGGATCCATGATGCGCTGGATCTCGATGTCGAAGCCGTCATCCGTTTGGATCGGCAAGATTCGCCACGCGCCCAGGCCACCCACCACAACGCCGTCAAGCCCGTTGATGTACGCAGCCTTCGCATTGTACTTGTACTGGATGTGTTTGATGATCCCGTCGAAGATCTTGGCGGTGTTCTTCGATGCACCTCCGGTCACCGGATTGCATTTGATCGCGGAGTCGTTCATCCGCGCATTGTTCACGATGAATCGGCGCTTTGCGGGGATCTGATTGTAGGTCAGGCTGGTGAGGTTGTTCGCCTCGCGGTACTTGAGGATCGCATCGTCCCACTGGTCGCCATTGGCGAAGCGGTGGTCCGCGACGTAGTCCTGGAAGACGGACATCCACGCTTCATCGCAGAGCTTCTTCTTCTTCCAAATGGCCTTGTGATGCTCCTCGGGATCCGCGTAATTCGGCGCCTTGGAGACGGGTGTCTCTTCGGCGGCTTCAGTCTCCAACACTGGCTTCTTCCTTCTTCGCTGCGAGCTTTTCCGAGATGATGTCCACCATTGCAGCCTCGCCAGCCTCGAACCGCTGGAAGTCCGCGTTCGTCAGCGGGACGGACTCCTCCTCGAGGACCCTCTGAGCCTCCGCTGCCTTCTTCTCCGTCTCCTCCACGCCCTCGTAAAGACGGATGGCGTTCTGGAGCAGCTTCTCCACCACCAAGAAGATCGATTCCCGCTTGACGTAGACGACGCCAGCCACGAATAACGCTTGCGGGAAGATTTGGAATCGCTGCATTCCGGCAAGAATCTCGTCGTTGAATCCGAACCGTCCAAGGTCTTGGACGCGGATCAAATCGGACGGCTGGATTCCGTGCGCACGCATTTCCTTCCAGCTCGCTTTGATTGTGGGCATGTTATCTCCGCCCGAATGGGCTGGTGTGTTGGATGTTGAAAGATTGGATCTGCGACAAATCTACGCGCTGAATCGGCGTGACCTGCATCCAATAGCGGAAACAATCTGCTCCGTGGGATGCTTGGTCATGGATCGGATCGCCGTAAGTGGGCTCTCCAGCCGGCCCAACGGTCGCCAAGAGCTTCCGTTTGTACCGGCGAAGGCTCTCGTAGGTGCATTTCGCGCCCTCGGGATGGATGTAGATGCTCGCGAAGTGCTTCCGGGTGTGCTCAATCCCCAATTCGATGGAATCCGCCTTGAGCACCGTGATCTGAGCGTTCGGCCACGCCTTGCAGCACATTTCCTCTGGCGTGTCGATTGTCGAGATCGTCTTCGCCCTGGCGTCGTGCGGAAGGATGATGGAATCAATCCGGTAGCCGGTTTTCTTGACCTCATCGATGTAATGCGGGAAGCCTTGGAAATTGTTCTCGTAGGACCAGAAGATCTGCTTTTCCTTGGTCCCGATGTGCTGGCCAAGAATGACGTGCGTGCAGTCGTTCCGGCCCAAGTCGAACGCCAGGATCGTCTGCGCTTCCGGCTGGTAGTGGATCGCGGTCGTGAGCCTGCGGTCGTCGATGAGCTTGGACAGCTCGCGCTCGTAGATCGCGCCCTCCACGATCCGGACGGTCTGCCCGCCGTAGACGTGGCCCCATTTGACGGAGTCCTCGTCCTTGAGGCGCTGGCACTCGTCTAGGGCCTCCTGGGAGGCGAAGGGGTTGTCATAGATCCCC